CGCATATTGGGCGGACAAAGTAAAGTGGTCGTGAAATCAACCTTACGGGTTATTCATGTCTGAAGAGCAGAATCAGGAGATTACGTCTCCCGCAGCTCCAAACAATGCCGAGCTGGATGCACTCAAGAACAGCATCCAAGCGTTGGAGAAAAAGAATTATGAGCTGATTGGCAAGCTCAAAGAGGCAAAAACAATCCCTGACGGCGTTGATGTTCAAGAGCTGCTTGACTTCAAGCGCAACGTTGAGCAGAACAAACTCGAATCAGAAGGCAAGTACACCGAGGCGCGTCAGGCGCTTGAGCAGCAGTTCCGCGAGG